CCGCCGCCAAAGACACCTCCGAGCGCGTTGGCAATGGGTCCCAGCACCGCATTTTTGAACGCCAAGACGGCCAAATCCGCCAGGATCGAGCGCACCAGCCCCTTGAAGTCGAGCTTGCCGGTTTCCACAAAGCTGCGGAAGGCGCTTTCGGCGCCCGAGAAGGCGCTGGAGAGGGTTTCTCCGAGACCTTTGCCCCAGTTCAGGGCCTCCGTGGCATAAGAGTTCAGGGCCTCGGAAACGGCACGCCAGCCGGTCACAATCCTCTCAGAAGCGCCACCACCAGACCCGCTGCCGCCACTCACCGTATCCCCAGCCTGAGCCATGGCCTCCGCCAAGCGGCCCGCGGAAGCCGTGGCGTCATCAAGGGCTGCAGCGCCGTCCTCGCCGGTACCCGCAACAGCATCGCGGAGTGCGGCCCAGGAGGACAGCGGGGCTATGGCGCCATTCGCGAGATCGGTGGCGGCACCACGATACATATTGGCTGTGGCGAGTGCCTCGGCGGCAATCCCATCAAGTCCAAGGTCGGGCGCTGTAAGCGGGTTATCTTCAAAAGCCCTGCGGAAGGCATCAGCTGCAGCACTTCCCGCATCTGCTGAAGCCCCCGCGAAAGGATTGTCGATATCGCCAAGACTGATCTCGCCAACCTCACCGAAGGTGGTCTCGATGCCCACAGCCGCCAGCGCATCCCGGATTTTCCCCGTAAAGGCATCAATCCGCGCAATCGCGCCGTTCAGCATAGCCTCGATGCCGTCGAGCATGCGGTTTGCCGCCGTGTAAACAAGATCGCCGATCACGGCTGGCAGGCGGGACCAGATTTCGCGGACGGCGAGTAGTGCCCCCTCAAACGTATTCGCTGTGGCGTTACCAAAGGCGACAACGCTCTCAATCGCGCCTGCCATGCCCGTCGCAGCATCGGCTTTGAGATCATAAAACATGGCTGTGGCACGCGACCCAGCCGCGTTGGCCCCCATCTTGATCCGGTCCCAGACCTCGACCGCGACATCTTTCAAGAGCCGCATGGCTTCACCGAAGCCGCCTGCGCCGGAGGCGAGCCGCGTGAACCAGTAGATCAGTTCACCCGCGCCGACGATAAGAGCGCCGATGCCAGTGCGGATCAGCGCGCCTTTCAGGACCACCAGCGTGGTGGCGAGGCCTCGGACAGATAGGGCGGCGGCGGCCATGGCGGCCACCCAGCGGCCCGTCAGGAAAGTGGCGAACGTCCCTGCGTAAATCGCGAGCCGATCAAGGTTGGCCAGCACCGCGTCAAAGGCCCGGCTGAGCGGGCTCGTGGATGAGGCCAGCGCCACGAATGCATTGGCCGCAGCTTCAAGCGTGGGTGCCAACGCCACAGCAATCCGGTTGCGCACCCCGGTGAAGACCTGGCCGATGCTCACAAGCGCGAGTTCTGACCGGCGCATGGCAGCGATTGCGTCGGCGTCGAGCACCGCGCCAAGCGCCTGCGCCTGCGCGCCTAGCCGGGTCATCTCTGCTCCGCCGTTTTGCAAAAGCGGAATGAGGCGCGTGGTATCGGACGCCATCGCTTCGAGAAAAAACGTCATCTCCTGTTGACTGACGCCTGCGCGCTCGAGGCTGTCGACGTAGAGTTGGAGGGCTTCCGGCCCGGAAAGCCGTGCGAACTGATCCGCCGTCACCCCAACACGTGGCGCGATATTCTCGAAGAAGTCGGCCATCGGACCGCCACCCGTTTGCAGGAAATCGCCCACACGGTCATTCACGTCCTTCAGGATATCGGCGAGCTTTTCCTGCTCAATGCCCACAGTGGTAGACGCCGCCGACCAGCGCTGGAAGACCTCCGGGTTTGCATTAGCCACCTGGCTGAGTTGGCTGATCTCGTTGGCGGCAGCAACGGTCGAGCGGGTCATCGCAACAACTGCGCCGGCCAAAGCAGTCGCCGCGGCGGTGGCTGCAATGCGCGCGCGGCGCGCAAAGGCCGCCATACGCGCATTGGCCTGGTCTAGCTCCCGGCTGAGACGCCCCATACCCCGCGACCCGGCCGCACCGACACCTTCCAGCTCGGCACGCACTTGTCGACCACCGGTCGCGGAGAGCCGGACGGAAACTCGTTTTTCAGCCATGATGGTGGTCAATCTCTTCGTTGGTTTTGCGCACCATCACCGCCTCAATGGGCGGCAAGAGTTCAGCGATAATGAGAGGCGAGAGCCCCAGGGCCGCACCAAGTTGCAGCGCCGCGCCCATATCCCAGCCAAGAACCGCGCCGCTACTCATTCCACCGGCGACACGCACCTGTCCGCTGAGGCGCTGTACGAGATCCCAGATCTGCCAGCCCTCAACTGTGTGTGGCGTATGAATGCTACGCGGACAGTCAGCACACGCAGAGGAGCATGCGGCGCAATAGTCACCGCCCCCGCCGAACTCCCAGTCGGCGAGAGCGGTCAGGCGTTTTTTTCCGCATCCAGGATCAGCCCGCCCGCAATGTATTTCGTCTGGAACGCCTCGAAGATCGGCCAGATCTCCAGCAGTGCGTCGATGCCCTCGGGCGTCAGCGGCAGAGGNTTACCATCTTCGTCACCGACGCCGTCCCAGTCTTTCATGACGATCCGAGCGACGGCTTTGGCCACGATACGCGCGAGATCATCATTGGAGGCGCTGGTTTCAGCATCGGTTGCGGCGGCGACAATAGACGGATCACTGCGCGCGGCCAGCATGATGGCGGTGGTCAGCGGCTCCACCAGCAGGCGGACGCCATGGCCGAGATCAAGCCATTGGGGTTCGGTGGAGAGGTTCAAGCGGAGCATGGTCAGTATACCTCACGGTCATTGGTTAGGGTGACGGTACACATCCGGCCAGCGATAGGATCGCTGGCGGCCTGCCAGTCAAAGGTCGCCTGCACACCTTGTGGGCCGGAGATCTCGATCCGGGGTCGGGGGAGGTACACGGCATGGGTGGTGATGGTCAGGCTCTCGCCTGTTGGCAGGGTATAGGAAAACGCAAGCTCGCAAGCCTCGCCATTGATCGCCTGGGTCACCAGCGTCTGATCGGCAAATCGGACCACGACGTTGCCTGTGAGAGCTGCGATGGACGGGTCGGCCCCGTCGATCTTGCCATCGGCCCGGATGGTCCCAATGCGGTCGAGGTTGTTGGCATAGGTTAGGTCAGCAGAAACGACATTGCCTATATTGGCCCCGTTCCGAGTAATCGACCCGTTGAAATGCCCGAACCGTTTCAGCGCGATATTGGTTGGTGTGCCTACGACGGTACTAGCGGCGATTTCCTCGCCCTGCGCCACAATGCTCGCGGTGGCTGTCAGCAGACCCGATCGCGCCATCTGCCAGTTCAGGCTGTCGACCATACAGCCGGAATACATCGCAAATCGCGGCACCTCTGGCATCCCGGTCTCGACCGAGAACGACGGCAGCGCCCAGTTTCCAGAGCGGAACTCGTGGGTGTAGGGTGCGTCAGTTCCAGTCGTCGTAGGCGCTCCAAATGCAGCCTTCAGCCAGAAGCCAAAGGCATCCGCATCAATCGGGATCACCACGTCACCATCCGCCGTCACCGCATCTTTGATCGGTGCCTGCGGATCGCGGCCGTAACCCAGCAGTTCTGAGGTCTGCAGTGGTTGCTCGGCCCCCAGCGACGTGCTGGCGAAGGGTATTTTGCTGAAGCCGCTCACAGGCGGCGTGCCATATGTGGTCTCGAACGCAAGCGCCATTTGCGCCCGCGCTCCTTGAGCTCGTGCCATGGTGTTTCTCCTCAGATTGGGAAAATTAAAAACGCGCCAGACTTGACGCCCCCGGTCGCAGAACTCTAGCTGCCTTAACGTAACTTAAAGGAATGCCCTTATGGCTGATCTCAAAGCACAATCGCCATCCGGTGGCGCCACGCCGTCAGAACGCAAACGATCCGTTTTTGCAGAAGATTTGCGCATCGAAGGCAATATTGCCTCGGATGGTATTCTCGAGTTCGGCGGCCAGCTGACAGGTGATCTTACCGCTGATGCTCTGGTTTTGACCACAACGGCGCGCGTCAAAGGCAATGTTCGCGCTCGCCAGCTCACGATCGAAGGCCAATTACAGGGCGAAGTGAATGCTTTGAAAGTCAGCATCAAAACGGGTGCGCGTGTTATGGCCAATGTTGCCTACGACCAATTGGACATCGCCTCTGGCGCCCATGTTGAAGGCAAATATTCCCGGGTCAACGCCGACACCTTCAAGCTTTAAGCGAGCGGATCAGCTGTCGCATAGTGAAGCACCACAGGTATGATCGCGGCCTTTAGGCTTGCGGCGCCCTCGACGGCAAGATCCACCGGCTCAGGCGTCACAGCCTCGACCCAGTCGCAGCGCCCGCGCAGGGTGCGGTCAGCGGCGATGGCTGCGCCGATGCGTCCGGTCAGCCGGTCGAAGCGCGCGTCGCGGTCCTCTCCGGCCTGCACAATTACCTCGAGCTCGGCCCGGTGCTGATAGTGATACATGAGCGGCGAGAGCGTGACGCTGGGCTCGCCGGGGTTCCCATCACGCAGGATCATCAGGCCCGAGGGTGGGATCCGTTCGGGCATGACCTCGCCGCGAAGGACCGGCACGCGGGGCACTGTTCTCAAGAGGTCAGTGAGCGTCGTTAGAATGATCTCCCGCGGGCTTGGCATTTGGTTGCCTTCTCCTTGAAATGTGGTCAAAAACCAGCCGTCGGGCCTGTAGCTCAACGGTTAGAGCAGAGCGCTCATAACGCTTTGGTTGGGGGTTCAAATCCCTCCGGGCCTACCACGACCCACGTGGTGGAATGGTAGACACAGGAGACTTAAAATCTCCTGGCCAGTTTGGCCGTGCCGGTTCGAGTCCGGCCGTGGGTACCAAGGGGAAGAGTGACCGAGCGGTCGAAGACACCGGTCTTGAAAACCGGCGTAGGTGAGAGCCTACTGTGGGTTCGAATCCCACCTCTTCTGCCAGGTCCCGTTACCCCTTCAATCTTGGTTCCACCCAGTTCGCGACGATCGCGCCGGGGATCCGATCCTGTGCCGCCTTGGCA